GTAATTTAGGTATTGGCACTTTATACAGTGACGCTACAGTGGAAGAGTGCTGCCAATCGGCAGAAGATTTAATACAAGGTTATTTATGGCATAACGATGCCCCAGTAGTGGCTTCATCTATTAGCAATAACGTAGCAACTTTAGTTTTATCAAACCCTGGCATATTTACTACAGGTCAATCAATAACAGTGTCTAATTGCGGTGCAACGTATAACGGCACATACACATTAACAGGATCATTTCCCGGTACTACAGTGCCTGCTTCAATCGGCACAATGTTTTGGAGTACATACGCATTAAGTTCATATCCTAACGGCTACAGCTTTATTCAATACGCAAAGACAGCTGCGGATGACAACTTTCATTTTGTTAAACCATACGGCCGAGCCCTTGGCCCAGAGCATAAAGCACAGGCTTACACTGCGACCCCTGCCATAAGAGAGGCTGCGATGATCGTAGCTGTAGACATCTGGCAAGCACGTCAAGTTAGCCAGACTGGTGGGGTAGGTATGGATGGGATCACTGCCAGCCCTTATCGAATGGGTTATCAGCTGATTAACAGAGTGCGTGGTCTCATCCAGCCTTACAGTAGCCCTAACTCACTGGTCGGCTGATGCCAGCTGCAATAACTACATTACGCAGCACACTTGCAACAGACTTAACTAATGCAGGCGTGTGGTCAACCTTTAGTTTCCCGCCAGCCACGCTTCTCGCAAACGCATGCGTGATTACTCCGTCAGATCCATACCTAACGCCTAGCAATAATGATTACATAACTATAAGCCCTATGGCAAACTTTAAGATCTTAATAACTAAGCCAGCATTTGACAATCAAGGCAATCTAGCAGGCATGGAAGATTACATATTGGCACTAGTAACAAAATTAGCAGCATCAAGTTTAGTAATAAATATATCTGCTATTTCAGCACCTAGTATAATTGCCGCTGCTAGCGGTGATCTATTGGTTAGTGAGATTACAGTTAATACATTAACAGAATGGAGTTAACATGAGCTATAAAGGATTTACAGATGAGGAACATGACTTTCTGGTCAAGATAGGCCAGATTACCGACAAGCCAGCAGCGGTTAAAAAACCAGCGGCTAGAAAAGATGAGGACAACGAATAATGGCAATCTATTTAAGCAATGGCGTTGTTGTTACTCTGAACAGCGTGGATCTAAGCAACCACGTAACAGCCGTAACAATTAACCGCTCATTCGATGAATTAGAAGTAACAGCTATGGGCGATACCGCACACAAGTTTGCAAAGGGTCTAGAAGCCAGCACGATTACTATTGACTTCTTAAATGACACAGCAGCAGCCAACGTAAACGCAACACTGCAGGCAGCATGGGGAACAACAGTGCCACTAACAATTAAGCAGACTTCTGCAGTGATTAGTGCTACTAACCCAGAGTATCAAACCACAGTCCTTGTAAATAACACACAGGATGTAAATGGCGCAGTAGGCGACATCAGCACACAGTCAATTACATTTACCTGCCAAAGTGTTATCGTAGTAGACGTAACGGCATAAGGAGAACTAATGGCAAAGCTAAAGATAACAAGGGCTAACGGAGAAGTATCTGAACACAAGATTACTCCGGGTGTTGAGTACGCTTTCGAGTTAAAGTACGGATCAGGAATTAGTAAAGTCCTACGTGATCATGAACGGCAGACCGAGATTTATTGGCTTGCATGGGAGTGCTTACGTAGGGCTAACGTTACAGTACCCTTATTTGGCATTGAGTTTATAGATTTATTAGATGTAGTCGAGGTACTTGACGAAGAAAAAAAATAGTCGGGCGTGATTCAATTTTTTACAGCATCGCTCAATTAGCTGTAGAGACTGGAATACCGCCTAGCGAATTTAGAGACATGGATACGCAGATGTATCGGGCTATCATCCAAGTATTGACAGATAGAGCTAAGGAGATAAAAAATGCCAGTAGTCGTAAACGGCGTTAGTCAATTTCTTAAAGCTCTGAAAGAAATAGAAGATGACACTTTTGACAATGTTAAAGCTCGGCTAAAGACACCAATGATTAGAGTAGCCGCTTTGACTAAAAACGAGTTTCCAGATAATCAAAGTGTTTTAAGCGGCTGGTTAAAGACAGCGCAGCCAATGGAAGGGCAGACAAGACCTTTTCCTGCATACGATCAAGCAAAGGCTCAAGCTGGTGTAAAGTACAAACTAGGGCCTAATAAAAAGAACAGAAACGGCTACGCTGTTTACAATTATGTATCTAATGAGAATCCTGCAGGCATGATATATGAATGGGCAGGTAGAAAAAACGCACATGGCACACCTGGCGGTGCATCATTAAATCCAAACGCCAGCGCAGAGTTTATTGACGCATTACCACCATTATTTGATGCAACCTTAGCTGGATCAGTAGGGCGTAGAGGTCGCAGAAACAAAGGCAGAGCTTTGTACAAAGTTTGGGCTAAAGAACAAGGTCCAATCTATGCAGATATACAAAAAGCATTAAACGATGCTATAACCGCATATTACAAAAAGATGCCGCTAGAAAGACAGCGAGAAGTCATAGGATTTTATAAAGGAATGCGTAGCAGGGGAGTTTCATAATGCCTACGATAGTAGCTTCGGTACTTAGCACTTTTGACAACAAAGGATTAAAAAAGGGTAAGAAAGAAATAACAGCCTTCGAGAAACAAGTAAAGGGCTTTGGCAAAACATTTAGTAAAGTCTTTGCTGGTGTAGCAGTGGCTGCATTTGCTAAAAGCGCAGTAAACGCATTTATAGAATCTGAGAAGGCTGCTGCTAAATTACGTACTACAGTTAAAAACCTAGGTTTAGAGTTTGAGCAGCCAGGCATAGACAAGTACCTACAAGGTCTATCGCTGCAATTTGGCATTATAGATGAAAACTTAATTCCAGGATTTCAGCGTTTATTGATTGCCACTAAGGATGTATCTACAGCACAGAGTCTATTTGAGACAGCCTTAAACGTAGCAGCTGGTACTGGCAAAGACCTTAACGCAGTAACTACTAGCCTATCTAAAGCCTACATGGGCGACAGCGTAGCGCTAGGTAGATTAGGTGTAGGACTAAGCAAGGCACAATTAAAGTCAGCATCATTCTTAGACATACAGCGCACACTTAACCTCAACTTTGCAGGACAAGCAGCCGCAGCCGTAGAAGGTTATGCAGGCGATATGGCTAAATTAACTGTAGCTGTAGATGAATCTAAAGAGGCGATAGGCAAGGGCTTACTCGATGCGCTCAAAGCATTGAGTGGTGATACGAGCATAGATACATTTACCTCAAAGATGGTTAGGTCAGCAGAAACTATTGGCAACGCATTTGGAAGTGTTGTAGATTTTCTACAGTTATTAAATCCTAATGCAACCTTTGAAATGGGTGGCGCACGCTTACGCAAGAAAGATTTTGCTAAAGGTAATTTCCAATATGGTGCAGGTAATCCTAGAGCAGATTTATTAGTTACAAAAAATATATCAAAAGCCCGCAAAGATGAATTAGCAATTATTACGGCTAGCAATAAAGCCAAAACCGAAATAGATAAACTTAAAGACAAGTTTGACCTAGAGCGCATAGGCCTAACTGCAGCACTTAACGCTGCTACCGATGAAGAAACTAAATTACGCATTAAGGCGCAACTAGCCATATTAGACAATAACGAGGCGCTGGCCAAGAAGTACAACGCAGAGCTAGAGGCTGCTACAGCTGCTAACAGACTAGCCACATCTGCCAATACCGCTGCTACATTTTTAGATTTACTCGCTAATAGGTCTAATCCGTTATTTACTTCTACCGGTGAGATGACAGCACGTGGCCGTAATCAAATAGCACCATTTGAGGGATCTACTACTTACACAGTGCCACAGGGTGTGACTAATCAAGCGCCGACGGCTGCTGCCGGTGCTGCTGCATCTACACCACAGGCTACATTAACTTTAGATCCTAATGCTAGTAGCGATAAATTAGTACAGGCTATTGGCGACCTGGTTATGGTAAATCTAAAATACGGCAACAAGTTAATACCAGCGGGAACAATTACTTAATGCCAGTACCTACGGTCAATGTAATATTAAACCTAAGCACTGGGCCTGCAACAGCTCAGGCTATGCAAATAGATATAGGTAAAATTGGTGTTAACGTCTTTGCCGATGCTGTAGCTGTAATTGTAGATGTATCTGACCAAGTAAATTACATACAAACACAATCAGGACGTAGTGCTTTAGCAGATCAATTCCAGACAGGCACACTTACATTACGTGTTGTAGATCTAAATGGCGACTTTAATCCTACTAATGTTAGTGGCCCGTACTATGGCTTGCTTACACCGATGAAAAAGGTGCAGATAACTGCTACGCATCTAGGCATTACCTATCCTATATTTTCAGGTTTTATTACATCCTACGTAAACACACAACCTAAAGATGCTACAGAAGTTGCTTATACTACGATTGCAGCTGTAGATGCAATGCGCTTGGCGCAAAACGCACAGATCAGTACAGTCAGCGGCACTAGCGCTGGTCAGTTAAGCGGCGCAAGAATAAATAACATTTTGGATTCTATATCTTGGCCAGCGACTGCTCGTGATGTAGATGCAGGGCAAACCACATTACAAGCTGATCCTGGCACAGCACGCACATCTCTAAGTGCTATGCAAACCGTAGCCGATTCAGAGTATGGTGCATTCTTTGTAAATGCTGATGGAGATTTTGTATTTAAGGATCGTGCTACAGCCGTATCCTCAATAGGTGATACGCCTACAGTATTTGAAGATGCAGGTGCAGGCATTAGATATGCCAATGCAAAATGGCTATTAAACGATGATTTAATATTTAACTCAGCTACAGTAACTCGAACAGGTGGCACGGCGCAGACAGCTACTAATGCAGCCAGCATTGCTAAGTATTTTATACACAGCTTCAACCAACAGGATCTACTTATGCAGACCGATGCAGTAGCCCTAGATTACGCACAGGCTTATGTGGCTAGTAGAGCTGAGACAAGTATCCGAGTAGATTCTATAGTACTTG